ATGCGACAGCAGTTGGATACATCGACGCAAGTACAGGTGAATTCGAAACGATATCTGTAACAGAGTCGGTGAGAGATTCAATGCACGGAGTTAAGATAAATCCAATTACTTTCTTCTCAGGAGCAGGAATTGTAAACTTTGGTAACTTAACAAAGACAACAGCAACTTCCGCACTAGACAGAATAAACGTATCAAGATTAGCAGTATTCCTAAGAACACAATTGGATGCTATTGCTAAACCGTTTATCTTCGAGCCAAATGATGAGATAACAAGAAATGAAATCAAACAAGCAGTTGAATCATTCCTGTTAGAACTTGTTGGTCAAAGAGCATTGTTTGACTTCTTAGTGGTTTGTGATGACACAAACAACACAGCTACAAGAATAGACAGGAACGAACTTTATGTGGATATCGCGATTGAACCTGTGAAATCGGTTGAATTTATCTACATTCCGTTGAGAATCAAAAACACAGGAGAAATAGCAAAATTGGGGAACTAATTTTGGATAAATAGGAGAAACAGATGGCAATATCAACTTTATCAAAATTTACAGTACCTTTAGCAAACGATCAGAGCTCGGCATCACAAGGCTTATTGATGCCAAAACTTCAGTATCGTTTCAGAGCAATCCTGGAAAATTTTGGAGTATCAACACCTAGATCAGAATTGACAAAACAGGTGATGGATATAACAAGACCAAACTTGACTTTTGATCAAGTAACACTAGACGTATACAACTCAAGAGTATATGTTGCAGGTAAACACACTTGGGAACCAATCACAATTACATTGAGAGATGACGTAAACAACTCAGTATCTAAATTGGTTGGTGAACAGATACAGAAACAATTTGATTTCTTTGAACAATCAAGTGCGGCATCTGGTATAGATTACAAATTCACAGGTAGAATTGAAATGTTAGACGGTGGTAACGGAGCAAGTGCACCAACTGTTCTTGAAACATTTGAATTATATGGTGCGTATGTAGAAAATGTAAACTACAATGCATTGGCATACAACACATCAGAACCTGCTACTATAACACTATCAGTAAGATACGATAACGCGATACAAACACCACAAGGCACAGGAATTGGAACTGCGGTTGCAAGAACTATCGGTACTTTGAGTACTGGTGGTGGTGCGTAATTTTCGTAAGCATTTATAACAGAGAAAGCGTCTTTATAGGCGCTTTTTTTGTGGCTATAAATAACATGTATGCCAAGAATTAACGATTACTTACAAGGGTTTCAAAACGGCCTGCCGGGCATGAAAGATTATCGACATGCCTCTAGATTATACATTGATGATAACTTCAAACTTATGCCAAAGCAAAAGTTTCTGTTTCATGTGGTGTTCAATCTCGATGAAACTTTATTTGACCCTCCATTCACGTCTAATGAACGATTCCAACTTAACATGTTGGTAAAAGCGGCTGATCTTCCTAGATACGGCTACAATGTAGAAGAAAAAATTCAATATAATAAAAAAATGTATGCGGCCACACGTATCCAATATGAGCCTGTCAACATTACATTTCATGATGATCACGCTGACACGGTCAATGCTTTTTGGAAAAAATATTATGAGTACACAATTGCAGACGGTGTTTCGATGAATTCAGATTTGCAAATAAATGAAACCAAAGATGACTATTATAGAACAGCCTATGTAAAAAACTCCACAAATAAATATGGACTTGATACCCCAAAACAAAGAGGCAAGCCATACATTAAGGGCATAGAAATATTTGTTTTACACAAACAAAGATTTACCTCGATGACATTGGTCAATCCTGTAATTGGATCCTTTGCCCATGACAGCTTAGATCAGGCAGATGGAGCAGGAGTCATGCAAAACACAATGCAAATTTTTTATGAAACAGTTTTATATAAATCAGGTATTATAAATGTAAACAACATACCAGGTTTTGCAACAATCAATTATGATAAAGAACCTTCTCCTTTGACGGTATTAGGTGGTGGAACAAATTCGATATTCGGTCCAGGAGGTGTAGTAGACGGCATTGGCTCTGTTATTAAGAATGTTCAAAGTGGAAATATATTAGGTGCTATTTTATCAGCGTCAAACACTTATAACAATGCAAAAAAAATTAAAAAAGGCGCCGCAAAAGAAGAACTAAAAGGTATTGCAAAAAAAGGTATTCTTGAAATAGGAAAACAAGCAGGGACCACAAGTCCTGTAAGCCAATTTGCCATTGGAGCCGCGGTAGCTACTGGCTTGACCATTGCAAATAAAAAAGGCACCAACGATAACAATAACAAATCCGACGTAAAAAGAGTTTCGGGTGTTTCATTGGACACAACAAGATTTTACACCGCAGACGAATCTTTCAAATTAGTTAATAATGACTCTAATATTAAGGATGAAGTGGCCGCAGGTATATATTACAAAGATATAGGATCAAGGAAAAATTTAACCGTAGCCGAGTCTGATGTTGAATTCGAAAATGCCTCGGCCAGTGTAAAAACAGTATATCGAAGTAAGGCAATAACTAATATTAGAAAATTAGTAACTGAAGGATACTTAAGAATTGAAAGAACATCAAAAGATGTGTCAATATCTGTAGAGAAAGCAAATTTATAATGGCCGAATTTTATACAAATCTACCACAAAAAGATAAAGATGATTTACAAAACACAATTGATCAACTTAAAACAGCAAACTATCAAGAGGAATATCAATTCAATGCAGGTGAATACGATGCCGCGATTGCATTTTTTGTTCAACGAGGCTTCAAAAGAGAATCAGCTGAATCGACAGCCTATGTAATTTTAGCTCAGGCAAAAATTGACAATATTAACCCGCAAGAACTTTTGGACAAATTAACATATGCAACACCGGCTCAACTTTCGGAACTGATTACAATCATACTTAATGCTAACAGATACAAGTCTAGTAGATTGGGTGTGAGGCAAACACTCGCTACCAAAGACTTAGTATCTAGAAATATTCTAGACTAATGTTACCCAGATTTGCAAAAGGAAAGTTTTATCCAAAAAATACAGAAAAATATGTTGGTTTAAAAACCCCGACATATAGATCAAGTTGGGAACATGCGTTTATGAGATTATGCGACCAACATCCAAATGTGGCAAAATGGGCAAGTGAATCCATTAAGATTCCGTACCGACATCCACTAACAGGAAAATATACGGTTTATGTTCCAGATTTTTTTGTCGTTTATGTAGATAAAAATGGCGCCAAACACGCTGAACTGATTGAAGTCAAACCAAAATCACAAACTAACATTCGTGATGCTGGTAAAAGCCAAGGCAAAAAGAAGCAGGCTGTTATAAACATGGCCAAATGGGAAGCCGCAAACGCCTACGCAAAACAAAATAAAATTAGATTTAGAGTTTTATCAGAAGAGCAGTTATTCCATCAAGGCTCACGTAAGTAAATAAAGCAATGACAAAGAAACTAGAGGAAATTTTAAATTTACCAAACGTGAAGGAAGCGTTTGCAAAGGTTGATGCGAAAGACAAAGAAAAAGCCGATCAAGCTAATGGCAAAAGCAAAAACTTAGACCCGCAAACACAAAAAAATTTAGAAAAAAGTTATGCCGAATTTGATAAAATTTCATCCGCTTTGCCACAGGTAAAAGGCCTTGGAGAACTGTCTGACCTAGAACTGGACAAACTAGCAGTAGAGGCCGAAGAAAGTTATAAAAATTTAATGGACTTAGGTATGAACGTTGACTCACGTTATTCAGGACGTATATTTGAGGTGGCCAGTACCATGTTAAGAAATGCCATAGACGCCAAATCTAATAAAATTGATAAAAAATTAAAAATGGTTGAATTACAATTGAAAAAGCAAAAAATCGACCAAGGCAACAAAGATGATACAGGCATCGAAGAGCAGGACGGCTTTGTGATATCTGACCGTAACGAATTGATGAAAAAACTACTTAAAAAAGATGAATAATGCCATTACCGCAAAACTTTTGTTCAGCCCCATTCCTACAACTCCAAGCATCTAAAGAAGACAAATGCGGGCCTTGTCCCCATACTGCTAACATATTAAAAGTTAAAGGAAACATATCTGACAAATGGCAATCAGAAGATTTAGAAAGTTTAAGGCAAAGTTTTCTAGATAACAAAAAAGATTCTCGATGCTCAAGATGTTGGAAAGAAGAAAAAGCAGGTAAGAAAAGTCTAAGAATTAGATTATCACGATTTAAAGAAACCAAAAATGCTCAAAAAATTTTTGAAAAGTACATTACTACAAAAAAATATTTAAATTATCCAAAAATATTAACTTTGATTCCAGGAAACGAATGCAATCTCGCTTGTCCTTCGTGTAGCAGTTTTTTCTCAAGTAAATGGAATAGCCTAATTAAACAACAAAACTATATGGGATTCCACAATTATACTACCAATTGGAATCTAACAAAACAAAACTACTTGGACATTGTTAGAAATTCTCAAAATTTACAAAAAATAGAATTGTTTGGAGGTGAACCTTTTTTGAACAAGCAAAATAAGAAACAACTTATCGAACCATTAATGAAAAAAGGCACTTCAAAAAATATCAAATTATATTTTAATACAAACGGAACTATTTTTGATGAAAAATATATGAATGAACTTGTTAGTAATTTTAAGTTTGTTGAAATCAGGCAATCAATGGATGGCATCAACGATCAATTTGAGTATCTAAGATATGGAGCTAAATTTAAGCAAGTTTGCCTCAATGCAAAAAAATTCCAAGCACTGCCAAATACAGATTTTGAAATTATATGCACAGTGTCTATTTTTAACATTTTAAGCATTGAGGAACAAGATACATTTATGAAAAAAAATGATTGGTCCGTATTTTATAACATTGCCAATGGTCCAAACCATTTACTCCTACACAATATACCTGAAGAAGCCAAAAAACATATAAAATTACCGCAAAAGTTTAAAGATATTCAGCAATATATTAATTTGGAGAAATGTGACTTAAATAGTTGGAGGCGTTTTGTGCAATACACCCGTGTTTTGGACAAGAATAGAGGTTTGTCGTTCAAAAAAACCTTTAGCGACCTTTACAACATTGTAAAAAAACATGGGTTTGAATAACCAATAAAGGTAAATATTGCGTATGAGCACGTTTAAACAATATCTCACAGAAGCACATAAGTCATATGACTACAAAATTAAGGTTGCTGGTGAGCCTAAAGACATAGATAAAAATCGCTTAGAAACAGCATTACAGAAATTTGAATTAGCAAAAATGTCCGCAGGAAAAAGCACACCTATACAAACATTACCATTAGATTTTCCAGCGTTAAGCAATGAATCAGTCACAATATTTGATGTTACTACAAATTATCCTGCTTCACCAAGAGAGATGAAAGAATATTTGGGCACATACATGAACATACCACAAACGCATATTGTCGTTCGAAAACCAAACGAACCATCTGAAGAATATCAAGAACAAATGCAAGTGGCAGAAAAATCCGAATATGTAAACAGATTAAGAGATATAGAATACAAAGATGCTCCAAAAGTAAACGCAGAAGAATTTCATTCAACAAAAGCAAACATGAGTTTGTTAAAAGAATTACTAAAAGACAGACAAGAAGACAAGGACATGCCAAAAGAAAATCCAAATATTCAAAGCAAAGAAGAAGTTGCTACACCTAGTCCTTTCACAAAATCAACCAATCCACATCCAGATCCAGCAAGGAAGTAAAAATGAGCTGTAACGAATGCAAATGCAACTGTACAGAATGCAATTGTGCATATTGCCTATGTGACGACTGTGGAGAAACAAGAGATTAATTATGGAAATGATTGACGTATTAAAGAGATTGCAAGAAATCGCTAACAAAAGTCCTGAAGTGCAAAAAGCAATTAGTTCAACAGAAGCAA